ATATAGATGATTATGCAAACAGATTTAGTTTTAATTATAAGTCCCGAAGCCCCACTGATGAAGCAACTGGGCAAAGTATTAGGCAAGTTATGCACGATGTACGACTTTACCACTATAGACAAGAGCGAAAAGTATATCACGATACGGCATGATGAAACCGGTCTTGTAGTGGCTTATACGAGTGAAGAAAAATAGAATGTGAAACTTTAAATTAGATTGATTATGAACTCAATAAACGTAAACGGTTGCAGTGTATGTCAACCCGGTAAAGAGAATTACACTACCTACAACACTAGATTGAGAGGTAAGAGAGTGAGAATGTATCAGTACGACTACCGTACTGAAAGTGGTGAATTGTTCGCCTGTTGTGCGCCTACTTTAGGGGCGTGTAGAAAGAAACGTGATGTCTGGTTAATAAATATCAAACAATGACGTAAATGTTTGATATGATAAACCAGAGAATTTCTGTATCTTTGGTTATGGTAGTACCTTAGTGGTGCTATCGCGGATTAGAGCAGTGGTCAGCTTGCTACTTTGACTTGGTAGAGGTCGTTGGTTCGAGTCCAACATCCGCAACTGATTATTTATTAATAAAATAGACACGATTATGAACGTTTTAACGCTTTCGATTAAACAGAAGTTTTTTGATGAAATTTTAGCCGGTAAGAAAACACAAGAGTTTAGAGAGATCCGGCCTAACACTTCTCAAAAATATGTCCGGTATAAAGTTGGTGACAAAGAGTACAAGCATTTTGAAGAAGTGCCAGAAGATCAAGAACCCGAAGTTGTGCCGGTTGAATACGATGCGATTAAATTTCTCACAGGTGAGTATAAAGGCACACGTCCATTTGCGATCGTAGAAGTAAAAGGCACAAAAGTAGAAATCTTGACAGACGAAGATGGCTACGAAATTCCTTATGAAGTCGATGGCGTTGAATACGTAATGGCTCAGATCGTTTATGATCTGGGTAAGGTCTTAGATAAATCCAATGTTTAACCATTAATAATTTTGCTGAGTCGGTAGAAGAACTAACAGAACAGGTTTTGCGACCTCTAATTATAGAGGCGGCCGTAGAGGTTTGACGGTACCAGGAACAAACAGAGTTTCTCAAGGTGGTAGATTCATTACAAGAAACCAACAGTACAGAAATGTGCGTGCTGGTTTAGGCATGAGTTCAGGATGACCTTGCTTGAGAGAACATATAGGACGATAGACCTCGTTAGAGTAAAATCTAATGAGGCTATCGTTTTTTGTTCTCTAGGTAAGGACAGTCTTGTATTACTGGATCTTCTTTATCCAAGGTTTGAAAGGGTAGTATGTGTTTTCATGTACTTTGTCCCAGGATTAGAACATATCGAACGCTGGGTGAACTGGGTTAAGGCCAGATATCCAAAAGTAGAGTTTATCCAGATTCCGCACTGGAATTTGACCTATATTCTTCGATCAGGCATGTACTGTGTCCCTAATCCAAAAATAAAACTGCTGAAGCTGGCTGATGTGGATAACGCCATGCGTTTAAGGTTTGGCATTGATTACGTGTTTTATGGGATGAAGAAAGCTGACAGTATGAACCGTAGGCTGATGCTGAATACTTATCCTGATTATGAGAATGCAGGTAAAGTTTATCCTTTGGCCGACTGGACACAGAAAGAGGTTCTAACCTACATGAGGCAAAAAGGACTTCCCGAGCCGATCCGGTATTCAAGTAAGGCTTCGGGCGGTATCGGGTTCAATCTTGACTGCTTTTTGTGGCTTCGTGAGAATTTTCCAGGAGATTTGAAAAAGATTATCAAAGCATTTCCTATGAGTGAAAGAATTTTATTTGAATATGACAATGGAATTAAGCAAATACATAAAGAGTGAATCAATTGAACTAAGCCGTTCGGCTATTCGCTTCGCAGACTATAATCCTCGCAAGTTGTCGGACGAATCTCGTAAGACTTTGAAGCGTGGAATTAAGAAATTTGGTTTGGTTGGTGGTATTGTCGTGAATAGACGTACCGGTTTGACTGTGGTCAGCGGGCACCAGCGTCTGTCTGTTATGGATGATTTGCAGAAGTTCCCCGATAACGACTACTGTATTCGTGTGGATGTGATTGACGTAGACGAAAAACAGGAGAAGGAACTCAATATTTTGATGAATAACCCGAATGCGCAAGGTTCTTGGGATTTCGATACCCTTGCTCAGATTGTTCCTGATATTGATTGGAAAGACGCTGGACTGACTGATGCCGACCTAAACATGATTGGCGTTGACTATCTTTTGCAGACAAAAGAGGAAAGCTCTATTGCAGACGCTTTGTCTGATATGATGGCACCTGTCACCGAACAGGATGCAGCCGATAAAGCCGCCAAGCAGTTAGAACGTGCCACAAAGGTAGCTCACATGAAAGGAGTCAAGCAACAGGTAAAGGAGAATGCACAGAAGCAAGCCGAGAACATGGATGCTTACGTGATGCTGTCCTTTGATACCTTTGAGGCGAAAGCTGCTTTTATGGCAAGATTTGGGTATGATCCGGATATGAAGTTTGTAAAAGGAGAAGTATTTTCCGATCAGATAGAGAGGATAGATTGATATGGCTGTAAAATTCAGGTATAAAGAAACAGGATTATTTTTTTGCAAAGCTAAAGGTTTATCTACTGACAAATCATATGGAGAATACAAAAGCCGTGAGCGTTTCTTGAAGAGACATTTATCAAAGCGTGGGCGCATTTATGAATCAGCCACCGAAAAACAGAAAGCCGATTGGATAGGTAAGATGTATGTAGGTGAATTTGAAATAGTGGAGGTGTGATATGAGTAATAGTGAATCTCAAAATACAAATAGTCGTGGAGGAAGAAAGCCTAAGTTTGATTATATAAGCGAGGATTTTCTATCTCTCGTAGAATCGTATGCAAAGAAGGGGTTCACAGATAAAGAAATAGCCTTTGCCGTAGGATTAGCACCTCAGACATTTTGCGAGAAGAAGAGTCAGTACTCTGAATTAAGCGAAGTATTAACGCGCGGGCGGGCGACCATAACGGCAACAGTCCGGGCGAAGTTCCTAGCTATGGCCTTAGGTGGTGTTAAGACAAAAAGTACCACTATACGAAAGATAAAGGATAAGGACGGGAATCTAACAGGTGAAGAAGAAGTTCAAACAGTAGAAGGCGAACTGGCTCCCAGTTTGCAAGCACAGTCGGTTTGGCTCTACCATTACGATGAAGACTGGAGAAAGGTTGAACGCAAGCAGGATGAAGAAACTGACATTCCTACCGACATAAACCACGGTATCAGTATTGATTCCTGGATTAAAGATAAGTTGAAATGATACAGCCGCAGGAAATTTATCACCCTCTGTACACCGATAATGAGAAATTCATAATCCTTATCACTGGTGGTCGCGGCTCCGGTAAGTCCTTCAATGCTTCCACCTTTATTGAACGATTGACCTTTGAAATGACGGAAGCCGAGAAGATTGTTCATCAGATTCTTTACACCCGCTACACGATGGTTTCTGCCGGTATGTCTATCATCCCCGAAATGATGGAGAAGATAGAGCTTGACGGAACAACCAAGTATTTCAAAACTACCAAGACGGATATAGTCAACAAAATGACTAAGAGCCGTATCATGTTCCGTGGTATCAAGACCTCTTCCGGGAATCAGACGGCAAAACTGAAATCCATCCAAGGTATTACCACTTTCGTCTGTGATGAAGCTGAAGAGTGGACGAATGAAGAAGAATTCGACAAGATAATGCTCTCCATTCGTAAGAAGGGTATTCAGAACCGGATTATCATCATAATGAACCCTTGTGATTCCAATCACTTTATCTATAAGAAGTACATTGAGAGCACTCACAGGCTGGCAGAGATTGACGGTGTGCAAGTTCAGTCTCTACCCATCCGAATGTGCTTCATATCCATACTACCTATCTGGATAATTTGGATAATCTTTCCCCGGAGTTTCTGAAGGAGGTAGAGGATATGAAGGTGAATAACCCCGAAAAGTATGCTCATGTGGTTATCGGCCGGTGGGCTGACGTTGCGGAAGGTGCAGTGTTCAAGAAATGGGGTATTGTGAAAGAGTTTCCGCAATGGTGCAAAAAGGTTGGTATCGGTCAAGACTTTGGATATACAAACGATCCTTCAGCATCTGTTCGGTGTGGTATCGTGGATAATGCTTTATACTTGGATGAACTATGTTATCAGACGGGAATGTTGTCTTCCGGTATAACCAAAATTCTTAAGCCGTGGGGATTGAAGGTTATGGCGGACTCCGCTGATCCTCGTTTGATCCAGGAGATAAAGAACGGTGGTGTGAACATCTACCCAGTAGATAAGTACCCGGGTTCTATCAATGCAGGTATTGATAAGATGAAGGATATGGAATTATTCGTTACTGAACGCTCATACAATCTCATAAACGAACTTAGAAACTATGTCTGGGATAAAGATAAAGACGATAACTATATCAATACTCCTGTTGACAAAGACAATCACCTGATAGATGCGGCTCGTTATTATGTATTAGGTATGCTTCTAGGCAAGATATTGAAACCGAAAGATAATTCTGGAGTATTTGCACATTAAAAATAAGCGTATGAAAACATTAGAAGAAATATTAGCACTCGAAGATGTAGAACGTAAAATCTACTATCTTAAGAAAGGTCGGAAAACTCAGCTTCCGGATCGGGAAAAACTATATGCTGATTGGGATCCGAATAAGCATGAAATTTTCGATAAAGAGAAATATCCCCAGATCGAAATCACGATTGAGCAGGAGAAGGAAGAGTATGACGAAAAGGCCGGAAAGAAGGTAACTATTCCCAAAAAGACTAAGAAGGTCGATCCTAACCGTATTGCTCTTCCCTTGGAGCAGGATATCGTGAATATTCAGACTGCTTTCACCGTTGGTACAGAACCAAAGATGGATTGTACCCCTGCTGAATCGGAGAAAGGTATCTTCGAAGCCCTGAAACAGGTTTTGAAGAAGAATAAAATCAAGTATCAGAACCGGAAGATTGTTCGTGCCTGGCTTTCAGAACAGGAGTGTGCCGAGTATTGGTATGTGATAAAAGACGATGGCTTCTGGGCTAAGTTGAAAGCGAAAGTTGCTAATCTGTTTGGCAAGTCCATGCCTCAGTATAAATTACGTAGTGTCCTGTGGTCTCCGTTTCGAGGGGATAAGCTATACCCGTTCTTGGATGATAGCGGTGATATGGTAGCCTTCTCCCGCGAGTACAAGAAGAAAGACTTGG